GCACGTAAGATTGATGATTATTTTACAATGTTTGGCTATAAGATTGGCGAAATTGGTACACCATCAATCAATAACCGGAACGCGTGGGATTTTGTCAAAACACGTAATTGCACAATCAGCGGAAACATTGATTTAAATTACCTTGTCATTTTGCGATCTATTTTTGATCGTGGAGTGACAATATGGCATACTAATGACATTGGTAATTATGGACTTGCCAATAATTGATAAGGAGAAATGGAAATGAAAAATCAATCAAAAGATGCTGAATATTTTAGTGTACCACAATACCGAAACTATTATATTCGATATTTCAACATGCTACATGAAATGATTGTGAACCGTTTTGAGTGGATAGGATTGCCAGATGAAATACCACTGCGAGTGCTAGAGGACTATCTTTTTTGGTGGGGGCAAGCAGTATTTTTTGAGGATGATGTATTAGAAAAATACGCTATTATGAAAACTAACTTAGGAGGTACAGTTGACATCTATGGTGTGCCTAACATGCGATTCGCGTATGCGCAACAGTATTTTAAGACACTTGGGAAAAACAACAGTGTTATTATCTGGGATAGCAGTGTGGGCTATCCGAGCGTAGATTATGTACAGATGTATGCGGAGAGTTTGGCAAATATGAGGATGACAAGAAATTTAAACATTTACGCGCAAAGAACACCTGTTATTATTGCAGGCAGTGATAACCAGAGATTAAGCACAAAAAACCTTTTTAAACAGTATAATGACTTTGTGCCTTTTATTTCTGTCAGAGACGGTGTAAGCAACGTTGACAATATGAAAGTACTAAACCTAAACCCACCGAACATTTTCGGCGACATAACAACAGCAATGCGGCAAGAAATTGCTGACTTTTGCGTGCAGTTTGGTATAAATAACATTGACGGCACAAAAAAAGAGCGTTTAATTACGAGTGAGGTCGAACAAGATGCGGATTTGACACTTATTAACCGTAAATCATTTCTTGGAGTACGAAAGCGCGCTTGCGATCAAATCAACCGTTTGTTTGGACTTAGTGTTGACGTGCGATACATCGGCAACGGTTTAGGCGCAGAGCGAAAAGAAAACCTTGCAAATGGGGGTGTTGAAAATGGCGACATATACAACCAGAATTAGAGACTACATTGAAAGCTTTACGGACTGGAAAGACATAAACGCTACTACTTACGACAAAATCGAAAAAGGTATGCCTAAGCTTTTTGACTTTACTTTCCCGTGGTACAATGACGACGAGACAAGCCGGATAAATTTTGAACGTATGTTTATTATACACTTTTACATGTGTGAAATCGGTTTTGAAACAATCGGTCTTTTTAAGCTTAGACTTAATGATACATTGAGACGTAACATGCCTAAATATAAAGCAATGTATGATAGCAATTTAAGTGTTGCACAAATTTTAGAAAATACAAATATGACATTTGACGATACAGACACGACTGATGGAAGCAATACATCACAAGCAGATCGAACTATGAACGATACTAACAGTAGTAGCGCTAACGACCAAAGAATTAACAGTGATAACCCACAAGTTAATTTTTCCGGTGCGGACTATGCGTCCGGCATGACTAGAGGTCAAAGCACAGGAGAGGACAGCCGCGCAGTTAGTGAGAAAAACACAGGTAAGAGTAATACATCAGTTGTAGACACTAGCCATCGGACAGAAAAAGGATGGCGCGGCAGTAAAATGAACGAACTTATTATGTACCGCGAGCACATTGTAAACGTTAATAATGCGATTATTGCAGATTGTGAAGAATTGTTTATGTCAATTTTTGACGATTTTTCCGAACATGGAAACGATTTTAATATGGCGGCATATGGAAACCGCGGAAACTTAGGTTTATCTATTGATTGGATGCGGTAGAGAGGAGTGGAAAAATGGCGAACAAAATCAACCCTTTTGACCCTAATGTAAACTCGGGATTGTATAAAGTACACTTTCCAGACTTTGCATTTTGGTTGCAAAAAACACAGCCGCTAGTGTATGATGATGCACTCTCGTATTATGAGGTTTTGTGTCGCATTAGCGCTATGCTTAATCAACTTACCAAGCAAGTAAACGATCTGACCGATGCACAAAAGAAATTTATTGAGGACGCGACTAAGCTTTTGAATCAGATTATCAGCGAGTGGAACTCTATTGTTGACCGATGGAATAACATTGTGACAGAATGGAACTCTATTGTTGACCGGTGGAGTAACATTGTGACAGAATGGAACGGCATGAAAACCACATGGGCGCAATGGTCGACTACTTGGGCGCAGTGGGTGTCTACTTTTGCGCAGTGGACAGAAACATTTAACAACATGGTGCAAAACAACAACCAGTTTCAGTCAGATATTACAAATCAGTTCAACACATACAAAAATGAAATTAACAATATTATTACAAATTTTGAAAATGATGTAAACGAGAAAATAAAAGATTTTGTAACTGTCGGTATTCTCGAGCATGTAGTAACTTACGGCGGTATCTGGGAACAGGTTGTGACGTTGGAAGCGGGCGCAAGCACGAGAATCTTGCTACCGGAAAGTATGCAAAAAGATGGATTGTTCTTTCTTTCCAACGCAAGCATTGACTGTGAGGGAATCATTGTTAATGTAGACAAATGGACGGTTGTGGCTTACAATGCAAGCACGCAAACGAGAAACCCGAACTTACAAGTGTATGCGCTTGGAGAGTTTGGCGTATTAAGTCAACAGGGAGGGATGTAAAAAATGTATAAAAGAGATTACCATCCAGACGAAAATTTAATTTTTGAGACAGAACACTATAAGTTTCCGGTGTCCAAGAGTACCACGGAAGACCCCGATCTTGCAAGAACTGTAAAAATCGACGAAGCACTATACGACGAAGCAAAAGTAAGGTTAAACGAAGATACAAAACTAAACAAAAAAATTGATGATGAAACCAAAAACAGAGAAAACGCTGACCAGTCGTTGGAATCAGAAATCTATAAAATAACGCCAAGTATCAAATTTTTGCATTTTGGTAAAGATGATTTTACCGCGTTAAGCGGTTCTCCGGTAAATGTAGAAGTTTTTATAACAATGCTAAAGATAAATGATATTATTATTATGTTTCATAGAGTTATATTTACAGGGAATGCTCAAAGTAATTTTATTTCTTACACTGCACAACTAGATCTGACAAAAGTAATACAGAGCGGCTACAAGGTAAGCAATTTTAGTATATGGCACTCTTTAATACACAAAGACGATAACATTTTAGCTATTCGTAGCAATGATATACAAATTATAAACAATAATAAATATCTGTACTACCAAACGCAAGAACCTACTGGATGCGTTTTTTGCGGTACTACAATTTGCATGTTATCGGAATAAGTTATCCACATCGAACAAGTGTTCGTGCTAGACGGACTAATGGTGTCCGTCTACCGCGGACACTGTTTTTTCGTGTTGTGCGAACAACTTTGAAAACTCGTTCAATTGTCTGAAAACTTAAAAATCAATATGCATTATGCACAAAGATTTAGTAGATCTTTGTGCATTTTTACTATTGACAAATTGGAATAGATCAACTTTTAGGTTGCGAATTTAACATCTGATTTATCGAACGTATGTTTGTGTTTTTGGGGAAAACAGTGTCCGCCCTACACGGACTATGTAACTTGCGGCGCT